ATCTTGTCACTTGTTACGGAATTTGCCGAAAGCTCAGATGCGGTAATAGCGTTTGCAGCTATTTTAGCCGTTGTAATTGCATCAGTTGCGATCTTTGTTGTAGTTATCGCACTGGCCGCAATAATATCTTCAGTTACAGCATCATTTGCAAGTTTGGCGGTGGTAACTGCATCAGCACCAATCTTGTCTTCAGTAATAGCACCTGCTGCAATGACATCACCCTGAACAGCATTTATAGCTAATTTGGCATTTGTTACTGCGTCACTAGCTATCTTTGTTTCAGTGATGGCTCCAGCAGCTATGACATCAGCAGTAACCGCATTAGTGGCTATCTTTGCATTTGTTACGGCATTTGAGGCAATCTTTAACTCATTAACCGCACCATCCAACAACTTGTCAGAAGTAATCGCACTGGCGGCAATGACATCTCCTTGAACAGCATCAATAGCGATCTTTGCATTTGTAACGGCATCATCAGCCAGCTTTAAAGAAGTAATTGCACCAGCCGTGATAGCGTCTGCTGTGATAGCTCCTGCGGCAATAACGTCAGCGGTAATTGCGTCAGTGGCTATTTTGGCATTCGTGACCGCATCGTTAGCCAGCTTAAGCTCACTAATTGCGCCATCAAGTATCTTGGCAGCAGTAATAGCTCCGGCAGCGATTACGTCCCCTTGAATGGCATTGACTGCGATCTTAGCGTTGGTAACAGCGGCAGCAGCTAACTGAGTGCTGGCAATTGTTCCCTGTAGGTCAACAGTCGCAACAGTTGCGATAAATGCAGAGCCGTCAAAGCGATAGGTTTTATTATCAGTTGTCAGAAATACTTGTCGGCCCTGAAAGTTACCAGTAGTCGGCAATGATGTAACAATTTCAATCGGTCGCAAGTCGCTAGGGAAGTTTGCCGAAGCCAATGCCCCATCAATATCAGCGGCAGGTATCTCAGAAGTCCACTCGCTACCAGTATAACGATAGATTTTATTGTCAGTGGTCAAAAAGACTAACTTAGGGCCAGTGTATCCGCTTGGGTTTGGCAAAGTAGTTACAATGCTTATCGGCTCAATTCCAGATGCAAACGATGCAGCGTCAACCGTCCCAGCTTCAATAGAAAAGATGTCATCAGTCCAAGATGATGTAGCAGAATCCCAGCGGTAAAGTTTATTTTCTGTCGTGTGATATTTGATCTGGCCGTTAAAGTCACCAGTTGCTGGCAATGATGAAACTGGCTCAATACCGTAAGCACCTGACTCAGCGAACAGATCATTAACCGCCTGACTAAATGAGTCTGTATCAACAAACAAAGTGGTTGCTGAAGTAACGGCTGATTCATCAGAAACGTTGCCGCTGTAATCCACAGATTTTAGCCAATGATATTTTAGTACATTATAGCCAAACCCAGTTCTGGTATAAGAATCGCCACCACCAACGGCCACTTTAGTAGCAGTTGCAAAGTTATTTACGGAATTCTCCCAAACTTCTACATGGCTGTAATCAGGATCAGTTGGCGGAACCCAGCTAATTGTTATCTCTTTTAGACCGCCGACCGAAGTTACGGAGTCAGGTATCGCGGGTGCGTCTGTATCACCTTCAGCAAGTCCGGAAATAGTAACCCAGTTACTGCGAACGCCGAGATCATTTACAGCTCGAATTCGTATATTATAATTAGAGCTTGGCGTGACGCTCTTCATTATGTACTGAGTAGTCGTAACAAAAGTAGAGTTGTAATCAGGCTCATCAGTTGGCACTTCTTCATCGATGGAGCCGTAGTCAAGCAAGATAGATGCAGCGGCAGTGATAAGCCCATAGCTCTCTGACGTATCGTAATTATCTGCAATGCTACCCAAGTCAATAATTGCAGCCCCTCTCTGGTATTGCACTTCATACTGGCTAACAAACGAATCTGCGCTTGCAGTCCAGTTAAGGCGCAAAGAAGGAAGCAGTGTTCCGTCATCTGCAACAACTGTTGTTGATGTTGCGACTAATGCAGTCGGTGGGGCAACGCTAAAAGGGTTAGGCAACGCAGTGTCAGGGTATGACTTTTGCTCGGCTGAAGTATCGTATGTATAAATACTGGGATCGTATTCAAGCAAAGAAACGTTACAAGTCCCATCATATCCAAGCGTAATTTCTTCAACCTGAAACGGTTTTGCATTCCATGCAGGGGTGTCATGAGTTACCGTTACCACATCCCCTACAGATAGCTGTAAAGCCTCGCTAGTGGCCTTGAATTGCGTTCTAAGGGCATTCCTTGATCGCTTTAATAGAACCCTAGCCAAATCCCTAGCAGCGTAGTAATTTGTAATTGTATCAAGGGTTAAATCCTCAACTAAAAGAGTTCCGTTATCTTCAGCAAGAAAGATTGACTCTTCAGTAGAACCAGCGTCAGGCCAGACAGCTTGATCAGGCTGGTAATCAACGTCTGGGTTAGCAAACTTAACAATAACCCGATTAAACTTGTCTTCTTTAGACTCACCCTTAATCGTGATTCCATCAATAATCGTTTCTTTGTCAAACGCAAAAACACTTGATCTAGCCTTGTCGATAATTAAGCTGTATCGACCTTGGTTATAAGGCAGGAACCCGCGACATCCGCCAAGCATTGTCTTGATGTTGTCGAATAAAGTCTCATCTGTCTGCAATACAGCGTTACATTCAAATATCTTGCCTGTTCCGCCGCCAGAGTAAAAAGTGACAGACTCATCGCAGTCATTAGCAGCAGAGCTAAAGGCAGTGTCATCAATTGCCGATGCTGGCAAGCCTTTACCAAACCTGTTATTTGTCAGATAGTCGCGGATACATAAAGCAGGGTTATTGCTGTAAACAGTGTTACCGCTTCTAGGGTCATAAACTTTTCGACCTTTAACAACTGCCGTGATTTCTGGAACGCCACCAAAAGCGTCTTGATCCCACTTCAGCTTGATAGCAAGGTAAGCAATGCCACTGAGCTTGTGATCAGACGACCACCCTGCATTGGCTTCAGTTAAAAGCGGATCATACGCCTGATTGTCCGCGCCCGTATGTACGTTAATCGTATACAAGCCTGTAAACTTACTATCAGTGATCGGCGTGTCGTCAATATAAATGTCGGTTATTGACTCTACTTCGCCTTCTGCCATAGCAAGGGCAATGTATAGGTATTCGTTTTTATCGCCACCCGAAACATCTTTAGTGGATACAAACACGCGAACACCGCCGACCCTGCGCTCTCCGTAAATGACGGGGATAGGCTCAATGTTTGATTCTTTGTTGACTAAGACTCCAGCCATAGAGTCAGCGGCTGCTTTTGCAGCCTTCTTAGCAGATTGGATACCTGAATAAGCTACCCCAGCAGATACCGCAAACAATGCGGCTATCAGGAAAAAACCCATTATTTACGACCCCACTTTAAGTCTTTGATTGTTTTCGCTGCAAATTCAAAACCTTCATCATCAGGAAAGTGTAGTTGCTGCGAGTTATAATTAGTCTTTCTACCGTTTAGCTTTTCAAAGTCCTTCCAGTGAGAGGCAAGGTCAACATTGATTTTGCTTTCTGTTTTGCTGTCTTCAATATTGTAGCCGGTTATTAACCCATCAAATACAAGAATAGGAGCGCCAACAATTGCATCAGAATCGTCAAACACTGCTCGGTAAACTTTAGCTGGGACATCAACATAGTCTTGAGACAAGAAAATGCTGATATAGCTTTGCTCCACGCCTGACAATGTAACTGTTAAGCCGTTTACTCTTAAATCTGATGATTCTGTAGAATTGCTGACACCTAAAAAGTGTGAGCTGCTGACCCATGTGGCCGACAAAGCATCCAAATCTTGATACCAATCCGTGAGGTATATGGGCGTATCAAATTCGAATTTTATAAGTGTTGCAAAGTTGAAGCTATCGCCTGCTAATGCTGCGATTGTTGCGGAATCAATTGTTCTGGACATTAGACAGCCTCTATGAAATCTACCTCGTATCTTACCAGAGATGACAAGCCTAAAGTATATTCCTGAAGATCATTATTTAGACGTACGGTAAAAGGTACGTTATTAAAGGTAATAGGGGTATTGTCCGGCACAGCTACGCGCAATGAGGGCTGAATCTCTAAATCACCTGAGCCTGTCAGGTCAGCAACAATCATGTAGACCTTACTATGGTTATCAAACTTAATAACATCACCGGCTTTTAGTGTACCGCTAAGGCCATCAACTGATATAGTCGTCTGACCTATTGCTTCTGATACGCTTGTCTGAACTGACCCACTTGCATCGCCAGACCTAGTGCTTATCTCAGGAAGAACTATTGTAAATGTTTCAGCCATGCCTCTTTGAGACAGAATAAACGACAAGACAGGAGCAAATTCCGATCTAGTCAGTGGCGGGTAAGATGCTGAAAATTCCCATCGCTGACCGCCAATATTCCGAACCTGAGTTCGCCCTGAGATTGTCTCACTACTTAAATTGTAGTGACGGCTGTTGAAGCCTACGCCATTAAAAACGGGAGTTGTTGGGTATGTTCCACTCATGCTAGTGATGCTCTCCCGCGATCATTAACCGCCTGATTAATCATGCTTACTATCTGACCTCTACGGCTTTGCAGTAGCCGATCAAATCCTGCCGTATCGTTAGCCTGTATGTTGAAATTTACCGAAACGCCCATGCCTTGGCCTTTAGTGTGGTCAACTACGGTTTCATTAGGGTGCAGGATAGCAGGGAATCCGCCTTTGCCATCAACACCGCCAGCCCTTGCGCCACCACCTGTAAAGCCACCTCCATCAAAAGACTGTGATCTGATCTGGGCAACTTGACCCAAACCAGCAGTTACAACACCAGCAGCCAGAAGGAAGTTAAGCGGTGGCGGGTATGATGCCAAAGCCTTAGAAGCACCTGCGTAAGTATTCATTATTGCCTGACCGATTTGAAACGCTTTATTAACCGCAAACAATTTCTTGCTGTGACTAGCACTGGCAGCAAACTGTTTTTGCAATTCACCGGCAACGTGCATGGTCTTTTCTGTTTCTGTCTGAGCTGTAAACTTAGCCAGATCAATTGCGCCCTGCTTTCTTATTTTATCTTGATAGCTTTCTTTTTTAAGTACTTCATCACCTGCATTGGCAAGTATGACTGCCGGAGAATTGGCGGCCACTACTTCAGCAGTTTCCCGCGCAGCAACTTTTATCTCCTCATAAGCAGCAAGAATGCCTTCAGCAGGATTTATTTCCTTCATCAACTCTATTTCGGCGGTCAATGCTTCAACGCTTAAAGTTGCCTCATCAAAAAACGCAGTTATACCGCCACCAATTATAGGCATCCCCAACTTGGCGGCAGCAATATCATAAAGCTCTATAAATGGGCGGACAGCACTTACCAGTTCCTTGCCTATAAATACAGCCAGCTCCATAAACACTAGCTTAGTTTGCTTGGTAAGTATCGCCATT